TATTGTAAAGTGTTACATCATCATCTCCATCATAGATGCTAAGAATATTTTTAATCATTTCCTCTGGCTCCATATCTAAGCTATCATGAATAGCCTCGGCAAATAAGTTCATGTTTTCTAATATTTCTTCTTCATCTAATGGAACATCCTTTAAGATATACATCTCCTCGGCAACTTCACTAATAATCATGCCTGTATGAAGATTTCCATCACTTAAATTATTATGTTCATAATACTTATCTGAATTGCACCAAATAGAAATTGTTTCCTTGTCTGCCAGGAAAGGAGCAAACCTATCATCGATGATATAAGGTCTTAAAGGTTCATATACTCTGTTTTCATATCTTTTACTAAAGAAATTCCTTCCAAAGTATTCTGGGTTAATTAAGCCAGCTGGAGTACCATGTCCCATCATGATTATCTTATCGTGATGAACAATTTCATATAATAAATCAAATTCAGAAATTCTGCAATCATTAATAACGTCATAACCTTTTCCTTCATACACCTTTTTTAAGAAGTCTGTGCTCTTATCTGAAGGGTGAATTACTAATACATTACTCATGTGCTTACCTCCTTTTTACATTATAATTATATGTCAATATAAAAAGGAAGTAAACTAAGTTACTTCCTAAATTCCTAATAACTCTCTTATCTCTTCTTCTTCCATGTTTTTATCATCAATGATATAATCTGATATACCTCGTTTTCGTTCTAGTATATTTTGTATTCTTTCATCAATGGTATTTCTAGCAATTAACTTATAAACAATTACAGCTTTGTTAGTGCCCACCCTATAGCACCTATCTTCGCATTGTTCTTCTAACCGGTAAGTCCAGTTGCTATCAATGAATATTTCATAACTAGCAGCTGTTAATGTAATGCCAGTGCCCATCTTTGAAGTTGTACATAGCATTATCTTATATTTGTCATCATTTTGGAATATCTCGATATTTTTATTTATATCGTCATCATCCTGGTCTCCGGTACATAACAATACTTTATAATTATGGCCTGAAAGGTATTTTTCTAGTTGATATAAAGGTTCTTTAAAGGTAGAAAATATTACTACCTTTTCTCCATTAGAATAGATTTCATCTACTAGGTCTAATGCCCTATCTAATTTAGCGTTACCCAATTCTTTGGTAGTAATAATAGAAGGACACGTTGCAGCCTCCCTTAATCTGGTAACTAAACCCAATAAAGAACTAGTTTTAATATTAATTCTGTCAGCTTCAACTAGCACTCCACTTTTAATATCCTCATAGAATTTATTATGAGCATCAGGTAAGTCTATATATTCAGGTACTATCACCTTTGGAGGTAAGTTCAGTAAATCTTTAGTTCTTCTTAAGGAACATTGTGCTAGTTCTTCCTTTAATATATCAATATTTTTATACCCTATTATTTGTTGATGACCAAATAAATTCTGGAAGACACAATAGTATTGTTTAAAATTAGTATAAGTTGATTTTTCTTCACCAATAAACTTTAAAGGAACATAAGCATCAAGTGGGCTATTGACTAAAACAGTACCTGTAAGTCCATAATGATACTTTCCAATTTTTGCTAGCTTTAGAAGATTTTTACCCTGGTCACTTGTAGGTGATTTAGCTTTATGGCATTCATCTAATACAATCATATCAAATTTATTCTTACTGTTTCGAATAGCATCAATAACTGTATTATCTCTCAATGTTTCAATATTAACAATAACAAAAAATTCATTAATAGGTTTATATAACTGTTCAGCTCTTTCTTTTACAGTAGCATAAGTTATTCTACCTTTACTATTTACTCTTTCTCCAATAATAATACAATCTAAGTCAGAGTGTTTTTGTATTTCCTTTTTCCAGTTATTCTTTAAAGTATTAATTCCACATATAATCAAACAATGTTCAATATTTTCCTGTTCTTTTAATTCAGAAGCAGTGTAAATAATTTGAATTGATTTACCCAAGCCAGGAGCATCTAATAAAAGAGAATTAGGGTGATTTATTAACCAACTAATACCATCTAGCTGATAATCAAATGGCTTAGTTTTATACTCTTGAGTCAATGATAATTTTTCTACTTCCTTTTCAGGCATAGGTGTAATTTGTATATCATCTAAGTAAGTTAGATTGTCAATTAAAAAAGCAAGATTGGAAATAGGAGATTCCCAAGCTTTACTATTTTTATGATATACACAGTTACCACAACTCTTTATTGTATCTATTACCTTTTGGTCATAATCAAAATAGATAAACAAAGAAGTTTTGCCTACTGTCTTTAAACTAGGTTTTTCAATAAAATTAATCATCGAATAAAGAGGTTTCTTCTAACTTTAACTTTTCTAATTTCTTATAAGGTGATACATAGTCTTCACTGAAATTCTTATCAGGGAAAGAAGTTACTGTAAAACTTAAATTAGCATGAACTCTTAAAGGAGTTAAACAATTATCACAAACATAAGTTTCATCTAAACACATATCTTTACCTGTGATAAAATCAATCTTTCCTGAAGTTGTTCTAATAATTTCCTTAGGGTCTCCAAAGAACTCTTTCGGTATAAATATTTCAGCTGGGTGATAAACTTGTCCACAAACAGGACATGTAACTACTGGTGATTTATCTTCCATCTATACGTCCTCCATCACTTATATTATACAAGATATTAAGGTAAAAATAAACTAGAAAAAAGTGAACATCCTGAGATGTTCACCTATATATAAAATAAATACACACAGTATTTATAGACTAAGATTTTAAAACAAAGAATATATCACCGTTTTGGTATGTAACTCCTGTAGCATTAGAGGCAGTTCCCAAAACTGTACCCCAGAAAATTCTACACACATCTGTTTTAAATTTCTCGTAATTATTTGAACCATTATAAACACTGGTAGGAGATAATCCTGTACCACCTCTAGCAAGACCTAGTGTACCAGCAGTTAATTTACTAGTATTTAAGTTAGGTATTCTTGCAGCATCAAATGTTCCAGAAGTAATTTTACCTGCGCCTAATGACGGTATATCAGCTGCAGCTATACTTCTAAATGTAGGTGCTGCATCAACTGCATTAGGGTCAGCTGGCCCAGCTAATACATAATTATGTGTTTTAGCACCGTAAGGGTTCTTTGTGTCGCCATAACCATCAGCCAATGAAATAGTTGTACTTAATGTTGTTGATTGTGCAGCATTTTGGCTAGACTGAACAGGAGAAGTAGCCCGAACTCTAACACTTGTAACAGTACCTGAAGCAGTAGTATAATTTGTGGTATCTAATGCCCAAGTATTAGCTCCAGTTTTCTTTAATATACCAGAAGTACCACTTAAGGCCTCAATAGCTTTTAAATCATCAGCACCACTAATATTATTTAACGGCACAGTACCTGTTGAAATAGTACCAATAGTAGTGATACTTGAAGAACCAGTTCAAGTACTTAAATCAATATTAGAAACATTACCTAAGCCAACATCACTTTTGGTAACATTAGCCCATGAAACACTTCCTGCAGATGAACCAGCCTTTAAGAATTTTCCATTATTAGAAGTACCTGTTGCTGGAATATGTAAGTTACCATCACCAGATGGATGGACATAATTGTTAAATGTTTCTCAAGTACCCTTTTGAGTTAAAGCTTTTGTAGTAGTACTACCATCAAATGAAATACTACTTTTATGTAAAGTATCTGAATCACTTGAATCAACTATTACAATGGAATCACCTGAGCCTATTGTTACTGAAGATAAATCTAAAGCATCAGCAACACCTTGTCCTGAAATCGGTGCCGTAGAAGTAGGGTCATATGTAGTTTCAGCAGAAATACTTGAAGCATTAATTTTCTCTCTATTAACAACTACACCATTATTTAATATATGTAAATGATATAATAAATCTGTATTTTGGGTTGAAGGAGTAGTGGTAGGGTTACCATCAAGTAATAATCCTAAAAATCCCGAGCTATCATCAAGAGATGTACTACCAGTATTATAACTTACTAACCTATTTGATGAATCGGTTCTGATATGAGCATAGATGGTATTACCTAAGCTATCAGGTAAAGTTGAAAAAGTAAAATAATAACCATTGATGACTATTTTATAATCTCCTGGCTCCCAAGAAATTACATACTTTTCTTTATCAGTTACAGACCTAACAATGCCAGTTAAGTTTGTTTCTGATGTAAATCTACCTTTATAAGATTGCGACCTAAGTGCTGATGGGAAAACTTCTAATGCACTAGAATTTATATAAGCCATTTACTATACCTCCTCAACTTCTGCCTCAGAATCTTTGTTTCCTATTTCAAGATGCCAAGTAATATATAAGTTAGTATTCTGTGCTATTGAAATAGGAGAATCAAATTCTACTACAGCATAAATTTTATTAGTGTAATCAGTTGAATCCAACCGGTTTATTTTAAAACCTGCAAGCTGGGTTTCAGGTAAAATAGAGTTAGGTACCAAGAAAGTGAAATCACAACTAGATACACCGGTACTACCAACTGTAGTTACCTCAGCTCCCTCATATAATATAGGGAAATTTATAACTGGAGCTGAATTCATATTTGAATAAATGTATAAATAAGCAGGTCTCTTATTAGGTATTACATTACCCATTATACAATTTAAAATAAAATTAAAGAATTCAGTTGTCCCAGCATTATGCTGTTTAATAACGTTATACGTTAAACCATTTTGTTTTAATACTACTGTTGCTTCGCCCGAATATAACCGAGTAACATCTTTTACTTTTATATTAGTTTTATTGTCCATAAATTACCTCTTAAGTAGTACTGTGTTCAAAATCTTGAACAGCATTTTTGTAAATTGTAGTGGCCTGATTTCCTGAGCCGTTAGCCTCATCATTAATACCCATATCAAATTTATTAATAGTAGTATGTGATTCTTCATCAGAATAAACCAAGCTAGTAATATTCTGATTACCTAAATCAGATTCTGAGTATTCGATAATTCTATAGTCCATACCGGCTGGAATTAAATAATCGAATAAATCTTCAACAACACCTGCACTAGCTAATTGCTGTGGAATTTTTACAAATATAATATTGTCTCTAATTTCTAGAGTACCTAGCCGTTCACTAATTTTACCATCAATCTTCCTCATTCTAAGGAGAATAGTTAGGCAAAATTCCAAAGCCTGAATTGTGCCCTTACTCCTTAGAATATATTTGAAGCATGATACAGCAGAGTCAAGGTCATCTAAGTCTCATGAGTGTTTTGGTATAAAGTTTAATGTTTTAGACCTAAGAGTAGTAAGCTTATTATCAATATCTCCATTCCAAATACTCATATCATCAATATACATTTTTGAAATGTTATATATTGCTGTATACAATCTTGAAATAGTTTGATAATCTCTTGACTGCTTACTATATTCAATAGGAGTTTGCTTAATTACGTCTATCAATTATAAGCACCTCTATTCTTGGAATCAGCATCAACATAGTTTCTCATAGATTTAGCTATTTCTATAGAAGAATTACTTATATCTATTTGAGGTATTGTGATAATATTAGCCACATTGTTTTTATCCCAGAAGATATTAGGGTTCATAATATCCTCATCCTGTATAGCTAAATCATTACTAGGTTTATGAATATAATAAGGTTTTACATTAGGTTTATTAGAATTACTAATTAATTCAGAAATTCTATTTAATACCTGAGTTAAACTTATTTCACTCATATTTTCATTAATACCATCAATAACCTCAGGGTTTAATAGAGTTACAATCTCACTACCAACAGGCATCGTATTCCAAGAAACAGTTATAGTTAAGTTCTTTATAACTGTAGTGCTGCCTGCCTGTTCTGAACTTTCACTACTTTCAGCATAAGGGTTAGGCACAGCCGGACTTAATAAGTACATATACTCATCTGTAAGAGTAATACTATCTGCAGGCTCTGTGTAGTTATAGTCTTTAATCTTAATTATGTTATCATTCTCATCCTTAATGCTAACTGTAATGTCAGCACCAGTTGATTCTTTTAACAAGAACATCGGTAAAATATATTCTTTATATTCTTCACTTAATGAATCAAAAGTAACATTATAACCTAAAGGGAATTCAGCATAGCCAGAACCACCTGAGACTAAGAATACATACTTACCATTGTTTTCTTCTAATGGCTCAACATTAGGTTCAGCCGTATAGAATGATAAACCAGTCTGAGCAATTGTTGTACTAGAAGTAGGCATCAGTTCATTTAAGTTACTCCGTGTAACTTCTAAGTATATACCAGAAGCTGTTAAACAATATACTGTCTTATTTTGAGCTAAGTAGTTTGTAGAAATCTGATTTCTGGTAGTAGTATCAGGAATTACGGTGAAATCATAAGTAGTAAGTGTAGGAGACTTAACACTGTAAGACATCAAGTTAACCATAACATCATTACTATTATAAGCATCCATACTTACTGAATCACTACCAGTAATATCTAACGGTACAGAAGCTTGAATGAAAGTATTTTCTCCAACACCAGTTTCAATTTCAATAGGTTCACTAGACCGGCTAGTAACTAGCTTAACTGTTTGGCCACTTAATAACACTTGGTCATTTAATGAGTCAATAACAATATCTAATCTACTTCTAATGAGGTAGTCATAAGATGAACTATAGTTTAAAGTAGCCGAAGAACCATTAATTGAATATTGAATTTTAAATCCACTGCCTTGTGGTAAAACACGCCAAGTATTGTCAATCTCTCCACTATAAGAGCTGTCGCCTGTATCAATACCTTGGATAGTGATTGAATCACCATTACCTAAAGTAACAATATTCATTTCCTGAACCCTGAAGGTTTTTCCATTAGAGAAATCTTTCAGCTGCCACTTTATATCGGCTTCGTAACCATTATTATTTATTGAATACATGCTTACATTAGATGAGCCAATGGCCCACTGGCTTAAATCACTATCTGACCTAGTTAATTTAGTACCAGCTCCAAGAATAACCATTCCGTCGTAAGTATTGTTACTATAGATGAAATATTCTCCAGAATTCAAGATAAGTGTAGTTTCATTTTCATTAAATAATATGTTACCAGTATTATTCATTATCCAGTAACAAGGAGTACTTACACTAGTTAATTGAGTTTCCAAAATATCTCTAATAGCAATTTGCTGGCTAGCACTTAAAGCCATAAATCTATCTGTTCTACTATCAATTCCAGTATAAGACCACGTCTTATTAACTCCAGTACCAGTTGTATTAACCGTATACTTTAAATCAAAGTTAGGTTTTATTGTAGTACCAGCGTTATAATAATCTACTTTTTGAACATTATCACTCTTGTAAATAAATACTATTTGTTCACCTGACTGTAATGTATATTCAGCATCTGCATAAGCTATAACACCTGTCTTAGTAGACTGTTCAGGGCTTTCAAAGTAATAATAAACATAAGTAGGATAAATAGTAGTAGAATAATAGTTCGGATAAGCTATCTGAATATATTCATTTTCTCTAACAGTATAATTTAAGTTAGTAGAAACGTTATTACTAGTAACTACTAATTCTGAAATTTCCAGCTGATTTGTAGCAAATACAGCTACTGCAGTTTGGTCTGCTAAAGTTACATCTGAAGAAGATAAGTTCTTTAATGAATAAGTTTTAGTAGTTATTGGAGTATAAGACCTAGAAATAGAACCAGTACTTGAATCACTCTCAACAACAATTGTAACACTTCCTGAAGTAAAGGACTCATTCGGTAAAGTATATTGGCCATTAGCAGGAATTGTGATACTTACACCAGATGGCCAGTCTCCAATTACCTGTAATTTTACAGATTCGTTAAATCTTACACTGTTTCCAGTTGATGATTCAATGGTCTCAGATTCAGGGTTAGTATTCATACTAATTATTGATTCTGTTTCAACTTCAATAATATCATCATATACTGTTAATTCTTCTTGTCCGAATCTATATGAAAAATCATCATCAAAGTTAAATAAACATAATCTACCAGCCAATACATTCTTGGCCACTAAGTCAACCAATAATTCTTGATTTTGATAAACTTCCTTCTCTGTAACTTCACCAATATTATTAACTTTTACTGCCTTAGGAGTATAATCAAAGTCTTCAAGTCTTATATTCTTAATTCTATCATCTGAATTTAAGATGACTTTTACAACTTCATCATAATTTAATTCTTCACCAAAATCAATCATTCTGGCATTAAAGTTTTCGGTGATAGCCTTATAAATATTCTGGACTATCTCATTCTTTACTTTAAGATTAACTTTTGAATAAGGAGTAACAATAATATTTAATGGTACATAGTTTTTGAAACAGTAAACATCATCACTAGTAGGGTCTTTAAATTCATGACTAATACACTTGAACTCATGTAAAGCATTTTTTATCTTATTTACCGTTGGAGTTGTAACAGGAGTAAATGATTTATTTAAGGCTGCCCACGGTTTATCATCCAGGTAATCAGCCATGCTAAATGCTTGTAAAGCATAAATATATAAGTCATACTGAGTCATAGTCTCAGCTGCATCTACGAAATCATTATAGGATAATGAAGTAATTACAGACCAAGTACTACCATCATAAACTTTAAATGTATTAATTTCAAATTTTATATCACCCTTTGCTGGAGTATAGCCTTGTGCTGTAGCATCAACAAAGTGATATTCTGTAATACCTGTGGAAGCATTTAAACTTATATTTTCAAAATATTCACCATATTTATCGTAGGTTATAACTTTAAGAGCATGATTATAATCATCTCTGATATCGGTAACAACACCATTAGAAATAACCGGGTTGTTAAGTTCATCTTCTAATGAATATATAGCATTTGAATAGTCCCTACAAGTAACTAATGTATCGAATGTCCCGACAATCTTTTTGAATGAACGATACATCTCATCAATAGTTTCAGGATTTTTACCATTCTCAAAAGATGATTGATTTGACAATTCAAAATCACTCATGCTAATTTCTACTCCGAATGCCTCAGATTTAAACGTATCTGGAGTAGTTATATTAGTAAGAGTATTAGTAGGAATATTACCTAAAGTACCAGTAGATGAAAGATATCTAATCTTTAAACCATTACCAATAATATTGGCAATATCACTAGGGAATTCAATGTAAGGTAAATTTACTGATGAATCGTAATCGAATTTATAAATTTTTGAACCAAGTGGCTGAGTAAGTAAATAATTATTTTTCTTTCATAATTCACTAGTACTCCAGTTATCTTTACCACTTTGTGATTTATTTATAATATAAATACCATTTTGAGCAACATATTTATTAGGTAAATATAATCTATTATTATCATCAAGGTTATCCAATAAAATAGTATCTTCACCATTAACAGATAATGTATTTAAAGTACCTTCAATGAATAAACAACTTGAAGCAATATTATTTTTATTTATTGTTAAATCTTCTGCTTGTGTAAAAGCATAGTTACCTTCTTTGTCAGTAACTACTATTGTATAAGCCGGAATTGTAAATGGCTGAAAGTCTTCATCAGTTTCTGGGTTATAATTAAAGGTTACCTTACCAGTAGCTGACACATAATATCTAGGCGTATAGCCATTCATTTCTGTAATATTTCTTACAGACTTATCTTGTGTAGCTGAAGGTAAGAAAGCCTCCAAAATATTCTTATCAATATTATAGTTATTATGGTCGGCGATAAAAGCCCCTTCTTTTAATAAGACTACACCTGGGTCAGATTCATTAGTAGCCTGCCCTGGGTCCCACTCATTAGTTAACTGCCTAGCTAAATCTAATAAATCAGGGTATAGAGAGGCAAAGTCTTTATCAGTAAATGACATTTTTGATAATTGAATATCTGTATCATTAATCATTTTTTAACTCTCCTTTACATAATAATATATATTAAATAATTGTATCGAGTAGTGCTATACTATACAAATCGGTTTGAAAATTTACTCTATTTAGAGCAATTATGTTTATAGTAATTTTAGCACCATCACTAGTTATTATTATATCTTTTCTGTTGACCTTCACCTGCGGCATAAAGGTAGCTATAGCAGTATAAATATCATCTATTAATAAATCTCTTAATATTGCATCATTCTGGTCATACAAAAATTTTCTTAAATTAGTACCATAATAAGGGTCGCCAAATAATTCTCCCTTTTCTGAATATAATAACATTTTAAGGTTTTGTAATGTAGCATCATAGTCTTCAACAATATTAGTAACAGTGTTTGAAAACATGTTAGGGAATTTAATAGACCTCATTAAACAGTACCTCCGCTTGTGGAATCTTCTCATTCGGCATAAAGTATATAATTAAAGTTACTTCCTCCACCTCCACCTTCACCCGATGCTTGCTGTAAAAGTGAAAATATATCCCGAGCAGAGTATTCACCCAGGGCTGTATTTTTTGGAAGTTTCACAGTACCAGTAACATTTAGATTATTTACTACGTGATAAGAAGATATATCTTCTGTTACTCCCGTATATAATTTACCTAAAATAACTGGAGTATTTAATTTATCATTTTCAAAGACTACAAATACACAGTCTCCCTTTTTATAACCACTGTATTCTCCTGGCTGATTACATAATAAAGCATCAAAAAGTACTTCTTTTTTAGTATTGTCTTCTAAAAAAGGTACTCTTACTTTAAATAAATTAGAATCATTTTCTGGTAATTCTTTAATATAAGCTTTAAATATCATACTATAACATTTCCTCGTCAGGAGCTACTCTAGTTAGTTCTAGCCTTGTTCTGTAACCACCCATGTCAATTGTATCAACCTGAGAAGTTATAATATAGTAACCACTAGCATTATACTTATGACCATAAAACCATACATTAACCTTTATATAATTCATTAATATTGCTGGCTTTAATAATCCTCTAATAGTCATAGTAGCTTGGATAGGGAATCCGGTAACTTTTGTCCACCATGATTTATCAGCTTCATTCAGGTCAAACTTAGTGCCATGAATTAATGGTGAGAATTCGTATTCAAGTTCTCCATCATTATTAATTCTTTTTACATAGTCTGAATTTCCAAGTGAACTGTTGTAATCATAAAGTATTGACCAGTTTGAGTTATTTTTCAAAGAAAAGTTAGTTACTATATTAGAGGTCTGATAACCAATATCGACTTCATAAGTACAAAGTTTATTTAAAGTGTTTGAAGCACTTTGAATCTTTTGTACCTTGAAATAAGGGCCACCATATTTACCAGTAGTATCTTCGTAGGTAGTTAATGAATATACATTAGTTTTCTTAGCCTCTGTACCTGAACTACCTGACGGAGTCATATAAGATACTAAAAGGGCTATATAATCTAATACTGATATATTAGTACATGTAGGGACAATAACAGTTTTGTCATCTCCAGCTATAAGACCTTCTTGTTCAACTAATGCCTTATCTTTCATACCAACAAAGACATCAATTAAGTGGTATGTTTCATCATATAAAATACGCTTTATTTCTTCACTAGGTTTAACCTCTTTAGTAGGGAATAGATAGCAACCACTTAAGGTCAAGGAAGCTGTACTTGTAGCACTAACTGTATAATTGATTACTGAAGTTTGCATATTAAAACTAGTTGTTACATTAGTTATAATTGCCTCTTCTTCTCTATAAATATATTCAGGAATAGAAAAATCACCATAATCTATGGTAATTAATCTTGTTTTAGAAATAGAGCTAAAAATCTTCTCAAAGAAGTTAGGGTCGCTTCCAGCAATAACTGGATATGAAATTCCTAAGGTATACTGATTTACTGTACCATTAATTTTTTTAACTTCAAGTGATTGAACAAAGTTAGGATATTTAGTGGAAACATTTTTATATAATCCATTATTTCCTATCCCAGATTGTCTTTCTTCATATACACCAAAGGTATAGCCACCAATTTTAACTCTAATAAAAGGTGCTTCAACTCTAGATGTGGTAGATAATAGGGACCCTATCCTATTATCTGCTTTTTTACTTTTTCCAGAAGTGGAGATTCCACCATCGCCACCACTTGGGTCTTTTGCTACTTTAGCCATTATTTAAACCTTATTCCTGATAGAGTAGGTATATATAAGAAGTTATAGTTTTCTAATAGATTAATATAAGGGTCTTGAATTCTATTGAAATCGGCTATAACTCAAAATAAATCTGGCCTACCATAATATTTCAAAGCTAAAGAATCTAGAGTATCTACATCTTCTACCATGTGTATAAGATATTCAGTATTTAAGCTTAACTGGCTAGTTAAACCATATACATATTTATCGTCATTGTTATTAAAATAATAAGGGAAAGGGGCATATCTAGAAGTATAATCATACGTCTTTATTGATTTATCTGATAATACATTCATCTTAATACCTCCTATGCTTTATATGTTTTACTAAAATCTACCCTTGGCATTTTATCTTGTGGGACATCCATGCCATTATTGTAAACAGTACTTTCTATCTTGTCATTTTGATTGTCTTGCTGAGTTACAGTACCTGATGAATTAGGACCATTTCTATCATAACTCTGGGCATAATTTACATCATTTATAGTTCTGTAAATACCACTCTTAAATGTTCCAGCAGCACCTCTGAAGGACCCTTCTTTAACTACTGTAGGAGCATCATATGGGTCTGTCTCGTAAACAGTAAAACTAATATTTACTTGAGCATATTTATTATTAGCTAATATAGGCTTTTTATAAGTAACCTGAATACCGCTATTTACAACACCTTTAATAAAAACCTCATTACCAAATCTAATGGCTACCATAGGAGGTTCTACTGCCTTGGCTCCATTATTATAAATATTATACTTAGGTAAAGCAGCTGCCTGTAAGTAATTAATCAACACATCCACATAGTCATCTGTTTTAAAATCAACTACGTTAGGTTTTATATTACTTACGTTGGTATTAACATCGTTCATCATATCTCTATGAAGGTCAATGTTAATCTGCACTGTTCTAGGACCTGAGTTAGAAAATGTAAATACTGGAGCAGACCTAGATAAAGCATTAGTAGGAGTAAATGAGGTTGACATATTATCATTTATAGATTCAGGATATAATGGTAATACACAGAACTTATCTAAGTGATAAAAATAAATATAATTAGGTATTAATCTAGGTTTCTCTATTATCATTTTGCTACCCCTAAGAATGTTTCTACATCTTTATCACCATAACTCAATAAATCATACTTAGTATCAATAAATTTTAATTTGCTATTAACCAATGATTTTGACTGGTCATTTTCTGCAATTATTGATACACCTGTTCTCTTATTAGTTTTAATCTGTAAAGATTTAAAAATATAATCCTTTATTTCACTACCCCATATATCATTATATCCTTTAAAAGACATATTTAATTTTTTATATAAAGCTCGTTGTAATCTGCCTATATTATTAGGTATAGTTTCTAAAGAAGTGATAGCTTGCCCCAATAAATATTCTACTAATCTATCAGCAAATGGATATGAAACATTATCGTTAACACTTAATAAGGATAATTTACAGATTGTTTTATTACTCTTATTATCTTCAGGTAATTTAAGATTTGCCATTAAAACATTCTGGCAAATACTATCATTATATGAATAGTCGCCCTCTAAAATGGTAATTGAACTCTTATTGTTCATAGGTAATTTAATAAGAAGTTTTAAATTCTTTTCAAATTGCCAGAACCCAGAGGCATCAATATCAGTAGAATAAATAAAAGGCTTATTAAATTTTGAACCAGATATTTGCTTATAAGTTTTCTGTATTAACTTATATGATTCATCGGTCAAATCAGAAGTAGTATATATTAAGCAGGCTAATTCGTATGGAGCATCTGAATCAATAGCTATAGTATATTTTTCATTAAATTTTACTGGTACTATATAATACTTAAATTTAGTATCATTGGTATTAATATCAAATACTGAATTATCATTTATCTTAGCAGAGGTATTTATTTCAGTAATAGTTTCATTACTAAAACAATTATATAAAGGCATCAAATCTAAGCCTTTATAATCTCTAATAAACCTGAGGTAATTACCCAAATAATTGTGAGTGTATGAATCGTAAATAGAAGAATTTATAATCAAATTCTTAGTCATATTTATCTGCTTTTGATTATAATAGAAGCTATTTACTTGCTTTAAGGATGTTGACCCGTTAGAATCAACACCTTTATAAATACCCTTATCTTTTATATAAAATTTATCTTTATAAATAGGTTTATCTTCTCTATAAACACTAAATATAGGGAGATTAAATTCTTTGAGTAATTCTTTTATATACCCAGTCATATTATTAGTTTCATTAAATCTATAATACACTTGAATTTACCTCCTTTAGAATGTAGTAGATGCAGGAGCTTCTATCGCCTGTATATCACCGGCCCAGGATAATGCTCCCCGGTTAGTCCAGGAATTATCACCAGATTCAAATTCGTTTAAGTCTATTAAGTTAGCAGCACCGGCACCTTCAACAAATTTAGAATATAAGATGGCATAAATATTCTGAACATTCATAGCATTTATAGTCATCAAATCCTGTAACATTGTTAGGTCATTTCTAATAGTTACAGTATTAGATGCATTGCTATTTAATTCAGAAATAGTTGAATATTGCTGTAGTGGTAAAGATTCAATATTTTCGTTTATTAAATAAAGACTATGCCTAATATCTTCATCAATTAAACTTCTTATCTGGCCAAGAACAGTGTTTGTATCAGTCTTCAATACACTATTAATATCCTTAACTTGTAATAAATTATCATCCATAGTAGGTTTTAAGTACTCATTGAAATAAGTACCATCTAACCATTTATAGATATCTGTTGTATCATAATATTCTACATCATTATCGATTAAATTTTCTTTAGCATAATCTGAAGAACTATTTTTGGCAGTCTTTACAATATCATCTGTATCTGAGTTAGCAATTACTACTGAGCCAGAAGTTTGTAAGCCTGAAGTTCTAGTAAATCCTGTAACATTGCCAACATTCCTAATATATTGGCCATCTTCCCTACCATTTAACCGGTTAAATATATTAATGGCACCTTGACCACCAGCAGTTAATGAATCCCGAGCATTACTTAAAAAATTTCCACCAGAAAATGATTTAATTAATCCAGGTAATGTAGCTAAAAGAGGAGCCATATTTAATACCGTTGATAGAACTGTTTGAATACCTTGTCCTAAAAAACTGTTTGAAGTAGTAAGGCCAGATACTACGCTAGAACCCACTGAAGATAATACATCAACAATTCTATAAGCAGTATAATTTGCTTCATCTGAAGCTACGTTAGTTCCCCAACCATATAATAAGTTAGAAAGCATATTTTCAATCTTTTGATTAAAATAAACATAATTGTCCATTTTACCTAAAAGATTAGTTATATCATCAGATACTATTCCTTTTTCAGTAGGATTACCGACCTGGGCTGCAGCAACTAAATCTGATACACTTAAACCAAATATTCTAGCATACTCAGACTTAACTACGTTACTAGTATTCTTACCTATTTCAGAAATGTAATCAACAATTCCTTGCATTAATTGATTAGCTACATCATCTGAAACACCTTCTGTTAAAATTTGACCATAAGATAAATTTTGTCTGGCAGCACCCATAACAATAAGGTTCTGCATATTGCTATTACTTAAGGCCGAAATATTACCAGAACCAGCTTGCCCAATAGCTGTGGCCAATGACTGAATAGTAGACTCACTCATACCAACACTGGATAAGGAGCCTAACCATTGCTGTAAAACAGCTTCCATAGCCATGGCTGATTTACTATCCATTAATGACTGTGCTTCTAATAAAGCATTACTTACATCCTGGAAGCCATTTTTTATATATTGGCTAGTCTCATAGTTCTGATTTAAGAATTCTTTTAAAGATGACTGTATAGCTAATCTATTTGAAGAAATATCTTGTCTCTGTAAATTAATTAATCTAGGTAAAGAACCTGATGAACTATCAAATACAGCACCAAGGTCATCTGCTATTGTTTGTAAAAAAGCTCTTTGCTCAACATTATAAACAATACCAGCATCTACTAATTTTGATAAATTATTATAGACAGCTTCTTGCTTAATCAGACCAGAACCATTAATAGCCTTACTTAAACTTTCGGTAATACCAGATAAAGTTCTAGTTGAGCCTTCAAGTCCATAAGCCATTCTCTCCTGTGAAGAGATAAAAGAGTCCATTATCTTCTTGAGGCTGTCATTAAGGTCACCAGTAAATTTATTTATTTGCTTAGGTAAATCTTTTTTAAATTTAGTAAATCAATCTTCTAAGCCAAAACCACCACGAAAATCTTCTTTACGGGCTTCAAGTTCAAGTTCTCTTGCTTTAGCTGCTTTTTCTTCTAAATCTGTAATCTCTTCTATTTCAGCTAACCTTAGTTTAAAATAATTTTCTTGAAGCTTTTTACGTTCTTCAAATTCGAATTTTAATAATTCTTTAATTTTTTTCTTATTTTCTTTGTTTGCCTTATCAGAAGCTTTTTTCTCTAACTCAGTTTTTTGCTCAGTAAGTTTTTCTAGCTGCCTTCTATTTTCAGCTAATTTTTGTCTAAGGTCATCACCTTTAAGCTGATACTCTGTTGATGCAGTTGCCATTATCTGATGACCTCCTTCTTAATTTACCTCATTGACCTCATGTCGGAAATTTTAGTTGTCCTATTTGCGTCATTCTTTTTAATCAATTCTTCTGTCTTCTGATATTCTTCTAATATAAATTCATACAAATAATCTCTCTCGATGGGAGTTATCTTTAATAAATCTACATAAGAAGTATTACAGTTTTTAGCTATTAAATAGCATTCTTTTACTATTTCTTTAAATCTATGCGGACCATAAGGTTTACCATCACTAGTCAACTTCGGGTCCAAAAAATTCACTTGTGAAGCGAAATGTAGTATGTACATCATTGTGGCATTCTGGGCAATTACCAACAATATCTGTATCTATACCCACCTTTTCATTAATTTTCTCAGCACGTCTAATAATTACTAAAGAGTCCTTTAAAGGTAATTTCTTTAAAGTATTCTGAATAATTGCAGGGTTAACAGGTTGACCATCAATAGTTTTAATTAGAGATTCCAGATTTAATAATAAAGAAGGGTCTTCCTTCATATCTGGAAATTGCTTCTTCATCTCTTTTTTCTTCCTAGCAATATTATCTAAATCTCTAGGAGTTTGAAATTTTAAGCCAACTGTTTTACCTGTTACAGGTAATAATACTGTTAATAAATCTAAAACATCTTCAGTAAACTCATTTACTTTTAATTCATCTAAGTTAATACTGTGGTCAAATATCTCACCACAAAACGGGCACATTATAGATAACTTATAATCTGGCCCATAAGTAACTACTCTTAATTTGTGTAAAAGATACTGATAATCTCCTAAGCATAAATCATATACCGGGATAGGTAACTTAGTTAATAAACAGTCTTCAATAATTTCAGACATCGCTTTATAAGGGCTATCTGTAGCCGTAAGACGTTTCATTTCTTCGGCTACAGTCATACTCCTTAATTTAACTACCGGGTCAAAAGGTTTACCATATAATAAACCCTTTGAAGGTAAAGTGTATTCTTCTTGAATTGTAATTATATTATCCATGTGGCAAAGCCTCCCTTAGATTATAATATACATCAAATATTTTATATATTAATCTGGAAGGTGAGGGATTGCACTATCGTAACGAATTGTTGCTGTAACTGTTTTCTTACCAGCGTTCTCATTATCCCAGGCAGTTTCAGTAATACCTTTTACCCAGCAACCTTTTAAGTCCCAATAACGAACCAATGTATTGTCTGGTAAGTATTCAAGAACTGTTGCATCAACTTTGTACTTATCTGAACTAGGAATTGTATCATTGATAATATCATATGATAATGCCTGCCAAGCTAATAATACTGATTTACCATCAGCACCAACAAAGTCATTGATAACTAACTGATTTTCTGAGAATGTAGGTACACCGGCATAGTATACGGTACTATTACCACGCTTAATTTCAATTTCCCGCTGACTAAAATGAGGTGGCTGGAATGAAACAACTGAGAAGTCAATTACTTCCTGAGCATTTGTAATATAAGAAGTAATATCATCTGGATTTTCAGCAACTCTTAATAAATTATCAAGGCCAGAAACGATGAATCTAAAGTTATTAGACCTAACTGGCTGATAAACGGTAGGGTTATCCGCTAAATGGTATGTTCCAAATTCTGACATATTCTATTTCCTCCTCTTAAACTACAGGTTCTTCAATACTTACTTCTTCATCAGATAAGTTAATAGTAATATCGAAGTATTCAACAGCTTCAATTGGCTTAATAGTTAAGACAGCCTTGATAGTAGCTTTAGCAGTAACCTTTTCTTTCTTCCAAGAATACCAACTAATACCACGACCTGACTGCATCTGGTCTAATAAAGTATTACATAATTTCTTGAAGTTTATCCAAGTAATATCATCATTAGGTTCGAATGTACTTCTTAAAGAAGCATGATATACCTGTTTCTTTAAATCACATAATAACATTCTTACGTTTAAGAAATCAGAGAATGTTAATTTTGAGACACCAAAGTTAGAGCCACTAGCAACAACTCTGTTACCCCATAATCTTAAGCCATAAGTACCTGTCTGCATGATAGGGTTAATTTTCCAGCATTCAATAACTTTGCCATCTTCTTCGACACCATCTTGTAATAATTGCATCATTGATTCACCAATATCATAATTAGTAGAAATCAAATTAGGAATAACACCTCTGATGATACCTGAAGCAGCAAACCAGTTAGCATTTGTTCTTACACTTCTAGCAAAAGCCATTAAATAACCAAATGAGCCAGGCATAACTTCCTCTACATTTTCTGCAGTAGGTAATGAATATAAACCAGCAGGATATGTACATACTGCATACTTATAATTGGCAGTCGGAGCCACGTTAATTAGAGAAAGTAATTCAGTAGGTGTTACTTCTTTTTCAAATTCAATAAGAGCAACACAATCTTGTCTACCTTTAGTACCACCTGCAATTTCTGCTAATGTATCACAACAGCCAGCCACACCAGCAAGTTTTGAAATCTTATTAGGCCAATAGCCTGTAGTAATGAATTTAATATTATATAAGTTCTTATTGAAAAAATCCTT